GTACCTTCAAAGAGCTTTAGCCTGCTCCATCACGGCTTGTTGTAATGCAATCGTTACTTTACCCGGTAACACGGGGACTGGATGGTTGACGCAACAACTGGGGGGGATCAGTCGACACTCTTTTGGTGCTTCTGGGTGTACTGACGCCGCTTTTATTTTCCATGCCATTCCTCGCTCTCCGCGAGGAGAAAGAGGATAGACATGTCACCAAATCGTAAGCTGGACCTTAATCTTCAGACCATCCGGTTTCTTGCGGATGTGCTTAGAGATGCCCGTTTGGCAACCGTCCCGCTCGATGACCTCGCTTCACTGCGGTTGTCGTTCGTCGAAGTCCATGGTCGCGAGCCCTCCCATAGGGAATTCGGTAAGTGGGTTATCGGCTCTGTGTCCGCCTTTCCGTACGGCTTCTCGCCGAACGTACCTATGGTGTTCGCTTATGGGTCTAAGGGCAATCCGGATATCGCCGTGGCTCAATACCACATTGCGTTCCGCGTCGCCGGTGAGTGTCTTTTGGTAACACACCCCGTCATCCCAGGTTACTGGGCAGTCGTCGTGTGGTGGAAAGACTTGGTCTCTTCGGAGATCGTGGATGGTCTAGTAGAGACGGTCTGGGATCCAGCTCCGTCGTCGAATGATACCCCCACGGGCCCTTCGGAAGATTAACGTTATGAGCGCCGTCGATTCGGGCGTCTTTCTGGCCGGTCTACACCGACCGCCTAGCACCTTACCCAGAGGGATCGGAGCGGGCTACTCGCCCTCTCCTTTAGAAAATCTCCTGGATCATGGGTGGCTTTCGGTTCCCGCTATGGACGCTCGCGCGTTCTACGGGATTTCTCCTAGCATGGTCACACAGACCCATGCTGCCGAGTGGGGGCTATTAGAGGAACCCGCTTATCGCGGTGTTAGTGACTGGCAGAACTACGCCTTTCCACTGGGTGAGATGTTTCACCGCGGCCTTGCGTCGTACCCCTCGAACGTACCCTCTGGAGATAATCAGGTCAAGATCTTGAAGATCAAAGGCCATCTCCGCCCAGCTGGCACCGGACTATACACGGTGTACGATCAGGATCTTCCGTATTATGGAGAAACCCTTCGTATCTCAAGCAAGTACATCCCGAACTTGGGTATTCCTTGCTATGTTAACACTTCAGGGACAACTTTTCCTGGAGTCACTGTTGGTGTGGCATATTATCGCCCCGCTTGGGGAAATGTCATCACCCTCCTTGATCAATTCGCGGCTATGTTTGATGGTCACACTGCAGGTTATGACATCGATGATCCCCTTGGGGGTCCTCCTTTGTGGTGCAATGGTGATTTCATCAGTAATACTGGTTGCGGATCGTCGAAGCCGAAGTTCAACGTGGGAGAAAGATTTCTAGACGTCTCTTACGTAGGCTTTCGATACGGCGCGTGGGGTCTCAGGTACGACCGCAACATACGGTACGAAATCCTGGACGACCTTCCCACGCACTCGGGGTATAATGTGTACGGTGGCGAGACTACATTACGTCTCCGTGTTACTTATACAGATCGGTCCACGTACTGCGTTCTTGCTAACAACGAGGACCCGATACACCCGGTCTATAAACCAGACGGAGAAGAAGAACTTTCCGTATGGAGCATCGAAACGAGCGTGCCGGGTCGTGGTCCTGGCTGGCAGGTGCCAACAAGCACCAGCTTTGACATTGACGACGATGAGTTGTCGAAGCAAGTCCATGGTTTACTGCGCGACATAGATTCATCTCTAAGCCCGCTAGGGCCCGACATTCGGGCTGGCGCACTACTCTCGACGAAAGATGCGGTCGAGAAGATGAAAGAAGAATCTAACTGGTTCGAGGCGTTAGCAGAACTGCCAGAGATAGCTGCTTTGATATCGGGGCCTCTAGAACTGATCGGCAGCCTCGGTTCTGCCCTTCTGGCCCTTGACCCGAGGTCGTGGCGCAGTCTTGCGCTACTCTTGGGTGTACTAGCCGACCTCCTTTCCAGCGGAATCTTGTTGTTTTCGTTCGGTATCAAGCCGACGTTACAGGATAGCGAGAACCTCGCTCAGGCCGCGCAACGCGCGCGCTTAGTCGCTGGACTCGTAGCTCGTGGGTTCACTGCACGTGGCAAACACTCGATTGTACTTAATTTCGATGATGTCCCGTTCAAGCTCACGATAAGATCGAAGGTGCGTTTCCCTCCGCCTACGACTGAAGCTTTTGTTGAGGCGTTCCGGTTAGACAACCAGGGTGGCCTTTTCACTGCTAAACGCGGATGGAACGCTCTGCCTTTCACGTTCATCATAGACTACGGTCTTGGTATGGGCGAGAGGTTTTCTGCAATTGAGACATACATCTTCTGTTGTATGATGAATGCTCTCAACTTCACACACTCATTCCTCTTGGAGACGGACAAATTCCCGACACCCGCTGGATATGAAGTGCGTGACGGTGCTCTCAAACTGTCTTACTATGTTCGAGAGATCTCCGCATGCATACCCGATCCGACGCGCTCCTCGCGGTTTAACTTCTTGCCGCCACGGAGACCCAGTATTGCTGTACTACTTTCACTTCTGTTCCAGATCGTGAAAGCGTTTGTCTAATTCCGCTTAACGCGAAAGGCGCAAGCATATGACCCTTACTTATGAGCTGACCAAGTGGCCAGCCACTAAGACTTCACACACCATTGGCGTCCCTGTTATTCTCAAGAACACCTTGAGCACCAATGGACCAGTCGCCATCACTGGCGGCCTGCAGGCTGATTACACGCTGAAGGACGGCGATCGTAAATCCAGTCTTGCACCGTTTTCGTCCTTTGCGGACCTTCGCAGTGGGCAACGTCGTTTAACGGTCGGCCAAGGCGTGCAAATCCTGATCACCAATACAGACACTGGTCTCATCACGGTGTCTCGCCCTCAGATTATGAAAATGATCTGGGAGCTCGATGAGTTTGTCGATGATGAAATGGCGATGCAGCTCGCACTGGGAACCCTCGGGCTCACGTATTCCACCGTTACAAGTGGAACCCCGGACAGCAGCATTCTCGCTGCCCTCCTGCAGGGCCAGGCTCGCGCCTGGTAGAAACGTGATACCAAACAGTGGTACCCGGCATAGTGGTTGGGAGCTCTCTCTCGACGACTTTGGCTATCTGGCTGATCAGAGAGGCAATGACCGTAACCTTACGGTCCTCGCATATTGCTGGTGGAAGCACCTTGCAGATTCACCCCTTCGCAGGGGTGACGGAGCAGGTACGGAAGATAAACCGTATCGAGTTTGCTCTGTCTTTTATCGGAATCTGTCGGATCCGCTTACCTTGCCGGTGATGATCAGAGATTACGCTGATCTGGGATACAAGCTTATGGCTATGCCCCGGATTGGGACTGACGGTCGGATTCGTACTGACCCGATGTTCCGTTCGTTTGCACGAACGCCCCTGTTCCGTGAGTACCATGCTTGGGTTCGCACTGGCGATCCCGAGTTATTTGCTTACATTGTGAACTTCCTTTGGTTCGGCCGCAAGGCCGAATACCTTAACGACGACTTGGTCGCCGAAGGGGCTCATAAATGGCTTGGAATCGAGGAGGACTTGAGAAAACTCGTCCTCCCCGTCCATGTTGTAGAGGACTTGCGTCGTTTGTTCCTTCTCTCGGAGTTCACGTTTCAGCCAACTGAGATGTTTCCGTCGCATGGCCCCGGCCAAGTTGCGGAGGGACTAGAGACGAAGTCGGTGTTCGAGAAAAACAAAGAGATGACCTGGGACGCAGATTCGCATGATTTCCTGTACACGCTGATAACCGCGTGGGGCGATCGCGAGGATGCTACCGGGGAAAAACCTCAAACGTGGCTCTTGCACCCGAACCCGGATGCGTGGGATTGCATTGTGAAAAACGAGGTTGTTTTCACGCAACTAGCACAGGTCCCGAAGGACCAAGGCAGCGTACGATTCATCGGCATGGAGCCGGTGAAGAAGATGTGGATGCAGAAAGCGGTCTCGATGGCGTTTAAAACCGCCATGGCACGCTCGAAACTAGGAACTGTGGTTGATATCGACGATCAGTCGAAGAACCAGGTCATGGCTCTATCTAGCTCGCTCAAAGGCGACTTCGATACCCTGGACCAATCGTCAGCATCCGATCGAGCAAGCGACGAGCTCGTCCGTGGCATATTCCCAGAACATATATATTACTGGTTGGATGTGTCTCGGACGAAATACACGCGGTTTTTCGACGGGGATAAGCATGGGGATATTATCATCGAACTCAAAAAGTTCGCTGGTATGGGGAGTGATCTCTGTTTTCCTGTACAATCAGCCGTTTACGCGTGCGTAATTGCTTTGGCTTATGCAATAGGACAGAAGGGGTTGAGTGCGGAGACGTACCTCAGCGAAGGGATGTCGGTCGTCGATCGATTCCCGGTTTGGGATGAGCGAACACGCGCTTACGGTGATGATTTGATTGTTGACGGGAAGTACACCGCCAGCGTCATACTCCTTTTACAATCACTTGGGTTGAAGATAAACGAGAAGAAATCGTTTGTTGGTGACCAGGCGTTCCGCGAATCGTGCGGGACGTATGCGCTTATGGGCCACGATGTGTCGCCAACCGGTACCATGTTTAAGGTACGCGGGTTGAATGACGACACATACGATTCGTGGCTAGGGCTAATTGCACTCGCAAACGCAGCTTACCGCAAGGGTTACCTCGGTCTGCGTCAAGGCGTGATTGACTGCCTTCCTCCCGGCACTTTTGTCGAGATGGACGCTGATTCTCCATACGCGAATCAACAATGTGTAATTGTTGGCAACGCTGCGAGACCCGGCGAACGGTGGTGGATTCGCGACCAGTATAATCGGTCGCTGATGCGGTGGGAACGATGGACACTAACCGCGACGTCCGTATGGACGCGTGATGGTAGTGAGGTCGAAAAACCCAGGAAAGCCGACCACGCCAAGATGATTAGCGACCATCTTGAGACGCATGGTGATCACCTGGAACGGTATCACTATGGAGTATGGTTGTTTAAGCCTTTCAATACTGAGGGCAAAGGATCGCCGCCACGAACGGATTTAAAAGCGTCCGCCAAGGCTGAGTGGAAATGGGTCCCACTTAGCTAAGGGAAAGCCGG